AGGTGGTGGAGTAATAGATACTGCTTCCATAAATTTGTTTGAGCCAGGACTTTCTGAGTCTAACAAACTAATTATTGCGATTAACTACCCATACCAGGGTTTAAACAAGGACACCGTGTTGGACTGCCTTGTAAAAACCTTTTCTATTATGGCTAGTAAAGCTATGGGGCTTATTATTAGCCTTGATAAATATGACGTTGAGAACTGTGAGTATGAAAACATACGAGAGTTTTTGTCAGAACTGTCCGAACTATCTAGCGTAGAAAAACGAGTTGCTATAGAATACTCTTGGATACGATCTGAAGAACACCTATCAAAAATTCTAAGCATAGTTAGTTCTTATGACGACATCATACTTGTTTTTTCCGGATTTCTATCTAATCCACGAGACACAAAAGTTCTTAGGGAAACAGCTAAAATATGTAAAATATCAGGATTTAAAATGTATGAGTATTTTGGCTCCCTGCCTCCCAAGTTAAATCTAACAGACAGTATATTTGACATGGGTTATTTGCGGATAGGAACTCCTTCTTCTAGCATAGCCAAGATATTAAACGATAAATTGTAGCAAAAAATCAATTCGTGTATATTCCGTAGAGGGAAAAACCATGCCATCAACGCATACAACTAGAATTATCAATACTAACGGCGGCGGTGCAATAGGACAGCAGTTTTCAGGAGCTTTTCAGGCTAATAATGCTGTAAACATAAAACGTATTAGCGGCTCGTCCGATGGGGCTGGCACCAGAATGTTTAACAATATTCCAGGAAATACAAATCTTGGATCGGTTAAATCTCAGATCGCAACGTCTGCGTTTAATTATATTCAAAAACCATTCGGCGCAGGAGCCTTTAGTTCTGTTGTTGCTGGTTTTGCCTTAACTCAAACCAGAAGAAACCCAGGAGATTCTACTTTAGCGTCTGCAAGACCTCTTGCTGGTATTTCTCCGCGTGTGGCTCTGGGTGGCTTGAGAACTTATTCAATTATCAAAACATACCCTCTTGGTGAACTTGATAAGACTACAGCTGCTACAAAATGGACAGATATTTACGGCAGAGTGCTTGAGGTCAACGGTAGCAATATTAGACTTCTTGGTTCTAAAGACGCGAACTCTGAAATAACAAGCACTACATTTACCGCTGACGTTGCTCCTGGTACAAAGACCTACAGTGACAATAAGGGTCTTGTGTACTACTCAAAGCTTTCAGCTTCTGCTCAACCAAAGGTTATGATTGTTGCAGAAGGCGGAGTTTCTTCATCCAAGCCTGTTGCTGGTGGTTAAAAGGTAAATAAATATGAGTACAAACTTAAACTCTCCAAATAATAACAAAAGTGTTCTTAAGCACGGAAATCGGGTTGGTGATATTTCTCCAGCCAACGGAATTAGCGAGATAGGTATTAGCCCAACACAACCAAGCCGGGCTTTTACCACATTTAGAGGACCAAAGAAACTGCAGGTTGCGTCTGTCGCTGGGGCAAATGATGTAATAGCCACTAGACCAGCAATGATTGCTGACAACAACGAAATATTTCAGACTAAGTTTAACTCTGAATCTGAGTGCAAAACAGGTAATGGAGGTCTTTTTATTGCTGAACACGATTACTGGGTGGATTCAATTAAGTTTAGACAAAGTAGTCCAAACGTTGGCGCCCTGTCAGCAGTGTTATTCAAATCTAACAGCGGAACCGCTTTTAGTGCTGGAACTGCAATCACTGCTTCTATGGACTTAACAACAGCCGCACATACTTTAGCAACCGGTGCTATACTTTCGGAAACCGCTAAATATGTTAGTAAAGGACAAACGGTAGGTCTAGTATTTACTGGAACTCCAGATCAAGCTTCCGGTGTTATTTTTAGCATCAAAGCAAGACGTGTAATCCCAGGAACCAGAACAGAAAATTACGCAGAGTAATATTAAAATGCTTAACTTAAAAAAATTAGTAGAAAAATTAGAAAAAGTCATTGCGGAAGAACAGGCTCCGGCTATGATGGGTATGCCTGAAATGCCTAGCGAACCTGCTATGCCAACCATGGAGATGTCGTCCCCTGCTATACCATCATCAATGGATGAGGAAATGGGTGATATGCCCTCCTCTAACGACGAAGAGACAACCGAGATGTTTATGGGCGATATCAATTCTATGATTGTTAACGCCGGTGAGATACTGACCCATATTGAAGAAGGTCATGATATTGAGCCTTGGATGCAAGGAAAAATAACTCTAGCTTCTGATTACGTTTCTGCTGTTCGCGATTATTTAATTGGCATCAAGGGATAATTCATGATAGACAATTTAAAGAAGCTCATCGCTTCTCTTGAGAGTATGGTATCTCCTGAGCAGCAAACCCAATTTGCGAATACTTGGGTGATTAAAGATATATTAAATTGCGAACAAAGTCCAGCTGAATGCATGGATGGAATGGTTGGAGCGTGCTGTCTCACCAAGGACAATTCTTCAGTTAGTCAATGCTTAGAAAATATACTAAGAACTTCTTGCGAAACGCAAGGCGGTATATTTTACCCAAGTAAAACCTGTGCTGATATCAATGGCTCTGGCTGCGGATCTCCAAACAGCGAAATGACAGATCAGCCAATGCCAGACGGCATGGACATGATGGTTACTCCAGAGTAACTTTCTACTGTAATAAAATATTGCTATGCTTAAACAGATAGTTGCGTTTGCTATACTTGTGTGTGATAGCAAATTATTATACTATTGTAAGTCCAATTAGAGATGACGCATATCTTAGTGGTGGACATGGCGCAGCCAAAGATCTTATTGAAGCATTAAAGACTTCAGGCTATTATGTTAATATAGTAACTCCAGCCGATGTCTTTCTTGAGCCTGACAATGCTGATTTAAATGTTTACTTTGATATCTTTAATGACCCGCAAGGATCTGAGTGGTTTGGGATTCTTGAGCAAAAGAAGTTCTTAGAATCAAACAAGCCTTATATTTTTGCAGAGTGCGCTTATACTGGAGCAACACCGTACGAATATGGTGGCTGGAATGTGAGTGAGCAGGAAAGATACTCTTTAGACAATCCTATTATTGGAATATCTTCAATGCTTATTGAAAAAGCGGCGTTTAATTTATTCTTAAGCCCACTACACCTAAACGAGTGGACAAAATTTACTAAGTTTGAAATACCAAACGCGTTTATTTATTTTCAAAGGATCAATGATGAGATTTTTAATAATCAAAATATTGAAAGACCAATCAATGTCTTATACGTTGGAGCAATAAACGAATCAAAAGGTGTTGTAGAGATGCAGCTAATCTTTGGAGACAACATTAAATTTATAGGCCGTGGAGATACAAGCCTTATAAATCCCGAAAACTATCTTGGTGTTTGCACTCCTGAACAAATTGCGTTTGCAATGAATTCATCTAAATATTTTGTTCATATGCCAAACTGGAAAGAGGCGTCAGCAAGAACAGTTGTAGAAGCGGCGATGTGCGGATGTAAACTGATTGTAAATGAAAACGTTGGGGCTTGCTCGTTTGGTATTACTGATTTGTCAAACCCCTATTACGGGCAAAAATCATTTAATGATTTGGTTAATGCAATAAAATCAATCAAGGGATCATAAATTGACTTCTAAATTAATAAAAAACATTGTTGAAGAATCATCTTTGATTATTGACATTGGCGCAAATGTTGGTCAAACTTTTCTTGAGTATAAGTCTATAAACCCAAACGCTATTGTGGTTTCAATAGAAGCTAATCCACAATGTGAAGAAGCTTTAAAACAATCAGGAGCAAATTATAAAATTATTGCTTTGGGTGAAAAGGCGGCAGATAATAAAGATTTTTATATAAACAAGAATGAACCAACATGCCAAGGAGCTTCTTTCTTTAAAGAAAACACGGCTCACTATGAGGAAGGTAATTTTAATACGATTAAAGTGCCTACCATCACATTAGATGAGTTGACAGGATTCCAGACTTTTGATTTTATAAAGATTGATACGCAAGGCTCTGAGATGTCAATTATTAACGGAGGGGTTAATACTCTCTCAAGAACAAAGTGGCTTTTAATTGAATTGCCTGTTTTGGAATACAATGCTGGATCGGCGTCATCTGAAGAAATAATTAATAGACTTTATGAAATTGGCTTTACTCCGAAGCAAATAATAAAAGATAATAAATTTGAAGATGTTGTTGTTCAGCAAGATGTGCTATTCATAAACACTAAATACGACCAAGAAGCTTTGGGTGATGACTCTCCTAGAAAAACACTTGGTGTAAAATACGACCTATTGTTATGGGCTTATGAAAAAATAAAGCCTCAATACTTTGTTGAAGTCGGCACATATAAATGCCAAACCTCTATTGGTTTATTTAAAACACATCTTCCTAACAAGGCTTATTTGATTGATCTTTTTGAAAAAGCCCCACCTGAGGAACTTCCACCTAACGACTTACCCATTACATCAGATCAAGCGGTGGGGCTGATACAAGAAAATTTCGGCGACGATTTTGATTGTGGGGTTGTGGTTGGTAATTCAATTGATACACTTCCCGTTGTTGTGGATGCGATAAACTCATTTGATGCTGGTTCAACATTTATTTTCGTAGATGGTGGGCATAGTTACGATACCACCCTTGCTGATCTAATGAATGTTAATCTAATAAAACATGAGCTGTATGTGGCTATTGATGACGCAAACTTTTCTGAGGTTGCTCCTGCTATAGACGGATTTATTAATGCTGTTCGTGATCGAAACCCACAGCTTGTAGCGCATAGACCCAATTTAGTTATTTTTAAATTAGACCCACATGAACATAACGCTTACCGCTTCTGAAATTAAAATATGTGAATGGATAGCAAAAAACAGATACGCCTCCAATAGAAACGGGGGCGTTTCTGATAAAAAGATTGGTCCTCAGTCGTGTGAAGAAACTGATCTAGAGGGAATATGTGGAGAGTTTGCTTTTTGCAAATCAATGAATTTATATCCTGACCTGTCAATTAGTCCTCGAAAAGGCGGTGATGATGTACTACTTAATGGCAAGAAGATTGACATCAAGACAACTAAATATAAATCTGGTAAGCTTTTAGCTAGACGATCAAAGAGCGAAACACCTTCAGATGTTTACGTTTTGATTGTGGGTCAGCGACCAGACTATAATATAGTTGGCTGGTGTTATTCTACAGATCTTATACAAGACAAAAACTTAATTGATCTGGGTTATGGAAAAACATATGGGCTTGAGCAACACGTACTCAAGCCCATAGAAAGTTTTATAAAGTAACCTTTACATCATTCCACTGTTAACCGGTGGCTGAAGCGCAACTTGTAGCTGAGGAAGACCCCTAATAGGTGTTCCAAAAACAGGTGGCTGTGACGAGCAAGAATAAGCCCCAATACGCCCTCTTACAACCCCAGATACGTTCATACAGGTGGCGTATTCACAGTTACCAGAAGGAGTGGCTGGTAGATCATATGACAGCGCGGGGTTTCCTCTACATTTATCTCCGACGGCACTAACAATAACACGATCTGGTTTATAAAAACCCGAGGTCGAACCTGAAGCTGAGCAATATACGCAAACGTGTCTTGCCATTCCAGCAACAGCCTTGCCTAAGTAATCTTCGGCAGCAACATTTAAATAATCTGTAAAATTTAATTTTTTCATTAGTTTACTTTCTTTTGAATAACTTCAGTTGTTTTATTAACTCGCCAGCGGCTTTCTTTTCCACGTCAACCATCTGCTTTTGATCTTCTGGGTTCATCATAACCGGAACTCCTGGACCTGAAGCACAGTTCTGTCCGCCTATTTCTGCGCAGCTCTTATTAGGATAGAAAAATCCTCCCAGATCACTGCACGGTCCGACACCAGCAGTCTCAATGCAAGTGTTTGTTCCAAAGCCACCGCCTGGTATGCAGCAAGCTCCGGCTACAGACGAAATAAAACCACATCTGTTTAATAGCGCGCGACGTAAAGCCTGAGCCATAGCAAGCATGTCAGCATCAGTGCAACCTACGCAATTTTGAGGACTGTTAGGCACATCTCCAAAGCATGTAAAATATCGTATGAACTCATCAAGCCATGGCATCAACCAAGTATCCCACGTTCCTGGCTCATTCCAATTAAAGCTATGATGAGCTTCTTGCCATAGTTGATCTGGTTGGTCTGAGTTGCCAACCTCACCATTACCTTTACCAAATATCTCTCTTAATAGATAGTCATAATGATGATTGAAGGTATTTCGTCTAATATCATCTGGAAGTTCACTGTAACATCCTGGTAAACTAGGATCGCATGCATCACTTCCAACGTTAATGGTTGGTTCAAAGTAGTCAATAGGCTCTGGAAGAGCTATCAACGCTGGTGGTTTTCGGGTCTTGTTGACCGCTGTTGTTCCGCCACCCGCCGGTCCACATCTTTGAGGGTCGAGATCCTCGCACTTCATTCCTTTATTGAAGAACCCATTGTAATTATCGCATACTTCTTTGGTGGTGGGTTCGCATTTTTTTACCCCTCTACCGTCCGTATAGCAACAAACCCCGCCAATGTCGTACGGCTGAGTCACCACTGTCATCGTGGGTGGTGGAGCAGAAGGACCTCTTCTTGCTAAAGTAAGGTTTATTTTTTCTATCGCGGATTTAAGTTTATCTATTGAATTTTTCATTTTTTGCTTCTAGAGTAATATTTATGCCCTCGTGGCAGTAAATCAGTATCAAACGGCTTTCTCTTAAATACACCTTTTTTAAGTGCGTAAAGAAAACCGTTTACCCTGCCATAAGCCCACTGTTCTGGACCTTTAACATTCGGTCTAACGCTGGTTGGGTTTGTTTTGTAGGCACCAATCCCTCTTCTAAACACGGTAATAAGAGTAGATGTTTTAATTTTAAACTTGCCGGTTTTGTTATGGTCTTCAACCTTATTTCTTAAAACTTTTCTTACCGCCTCATTAACGTAATCAGCCCCGCTAGTAAAATAAGACTGCAAAAAAGCATCAAAAGAAACCGGAATTTCCGCTTCTGCAAAGTCTTCCTGATCTGAATTTAACTCCTCAGCCTTTGCGAGTTTTTGGTTGTAGTCGTCTAATTTTTTATGCATTACTTCCCTAGAAGAACACGGAAGATAATAAGTAGTATTACTTTTAAGCTCAGACTGCTTTCCATCCAAATTATAAAACTCTTGATGACCGGAACAACCAATCTTTTCGGATAAATTTTCTGCCGCTTCTGGAGTAGTAAAAATATATTTAGATTCTTCTGACATGTTCTTATCAAATGATAATACACCTATACTAAGATATGCGAATAGCATTCATTAACAATTTTTACAACCAAGGCGGGTCGTCTTTAGCTTCTTATGGTTTAGCCAAAAAACTTTCTGTAGAACACGATATGTCTTTTTACGGATCTATAGACGGTCCTTATAGGCAGAAATTTCAGGAACTTGGGGAAACGCACCTGTTGCGTGAACAGAGTCTTGAATACGATCAGCATATCATTAATGTTATTTCAAAATTTAATCCGGATATAATTCATGTGTTTGTACCGGGAGAACAGTCACTGAATTACGTTCAACATCTACCTCGATGCAAAAGATTTGCTAGTGTTTTGTGTGGTCAAAAGGTTGGCTTTGATCAATCCCAATTTAATAAAGTACTTTTTAGCTCAGAATATCAAAAAGAAATAAGCGGTCACATAAACAACGGTGAAATAGTTAGATACGGTGTGGAATGTAAAGAGTCATTCTTTCCACAAAAACAAAACCCGGTGTTTGGAAGAATAGCTAGTTATTGCCCATCTAAAATGATTCACGACACAGTCTACTGCTCTAATGAATTGAGAGACAACAAATTTATAGTTGCAGGAGAAGTGCTTGATCCTGCTTATTTTCAGTCTATAAAGGCTTATCAAAAACATTTTGGGAATCAGAATCTAGAGATTAAAGGCAGCGTTACAGAAGACGAGAGACAGCTAATAATGAATGATATTGACGTTTATCATTACCCAAGTTCAAATGAAGCTTTTTGTTTTTCAATACTAGAAGCTTTTGCTAACAAGAAGCCTGTTATCTCATACAACAACTCTGCCATTTCAGAACTTTTTGGTGACACCGAGTGGTTGTGTGATGACTTTAAGCAACTTGTTGAATTAAGTAAAAAAATGGCTTCATTAAGTGTAGAAGAAAGAACAAGCATAGGAGAAGCTAATTATTTAAAGTATAAGCAGTATTCAACCGACTTGTATTGTAAAAAAATTATAAACATTTACAATGAAACAGATTTAATAAACGTCTAATTTTAAAACCCTACAATCAATACTAATATGAGTTTACCCACACAGTATCAGCAGTTTATTCACTTATCAAGATATTCAAGATTTCGTGACGATCTCTTTCGTAGAGAAACGTGGGAAGAGACTGTTGATAGATACTTTCATTTTTTTAATTCACATCTGTTAGAAAATAATGGATATCAGATAAGTCCATCTCTTGAAAAAGAACTTCGTGCAGCAGTCACAAGCCTCGAAGTGATGCCAAGCATGAGAGCTTTAATGACATCTGGTGAGGCCCTGCGTCGGGATAATACAGCTGGATACAACTGTTCATATGTAACAGTCAGCAGAGTAAGAGCTTTTGATGAAATACTATACATTCTCATGTGCGGCACAGGAGTTGGATTCTCTGTTGAGCGACAATACGTCGAAAAATTACCGACTATCACTGAAGAGTTTACAAACAGTGATACTACTATCGTGGTTCAAGACAGTAAGGCTGGTTGGGCTAAGTCATACCGAGAGTTGGTGTCCTTACTTATTGGAGGCCAAATTCCAAAATGGGACGTCTCAAAGGTTCGTCCTTCTGGCGCAAGACTCAAAACATTTGGTGGACGTGCTTCTGGTCCGGGGCCACTGGAAGATCTCTTTAGATTCACTGTTGATACTTTTAAAAAGGCTGCAGGAAGAAAACTCACTTCAATCGAGTGCCACGATCTGGTTTGTAAAATTGCAGAAGTTGTCGTGGTGGGAGGTGTGCGACGATCTGCCCTTATATCACTCAGTAATCTTACTGACGAAAGAATGCGAGACGCGAAATCTGGCGCGTGGTGGAATGAAAATCCCCAACGCGGTATTGCAAATAACTCCGTTGCCTATAAAGAGCGCCCAGACATCGGTGTCTTTATGGAAGAGTGGGTTTCTTTATACAAGAGTAAAAGTGGAGAACGTGGTATCTTTAACAGAGAGGCTTGCAAAAAAACAGTTGAAAAACTTGGCGAGCGTAGGGATGCAAGCTATGAGTTTGGTACAAACCCTTGTTCGGAAATAATCTTGCGAGATAGAGAGTTCTGTAATCTTTCAGAGGTTATTGTTAGACCGGAAGACACTGAAGAAACACTGGTTAGAAAAGTAACTCTTGCGACTATTCTTGGCACATTTCAGGCATCACTGACTAATTTTCCGTACCTTTCCTCTGAGTGGAAGAATAACTGCGAAGAAGAAGCGTTACTTGGTGTTTCACTCACAGGCATTCTCGACAACAAACTGATGCGAGATCAAGGTGCTGAATTGGAAAGACTGCTTGCAACTCTTCGCGCTACTGCAATTGAAACAAATAAGAAATACGCAAAATTATTAAAGATCAATCCTGCGGCGGCAATAACTTGCGTTAAGCCAAGTGGAACAGTGTCCCAACTTGTTGACGCGGCTTCTGGAATACACCCAAGACATAACAACTATTTTATTAGAACTGTTCGTGCTGACACAAAAGACCCGTTATGCAAAATGATGATGGACATGGGGATACCCAACGAGCCGTGTGTCATGAGACCGGATCACACAGTTGTTTTTGCTTTCCCAATGAAGGCAGTTGGATCCGTTACTCGCACTGATTTGACTGCCATTCAACATCTTGAGTTGTGGCTTACCTATCAGCGGCATTGGTGCGAACATAAGCCGTCTATCACAGTAACTGTAAAGGATCATGAGTGGATGGCTGTTGGTGCTTGGGTCTATTCTCACTTTGATGAAATAAGCGGAATATCATTTTTACCACATTCTGATCATTCTTATCGACAAGCCCCGTATCAGGACTGTACTAAGGAAGAATACGAAAAGGCGGTTAATGCAATGCCAAAACTTATTGACTGGAGTCTTCTTAAAAATTACGAGAATACAGATAATACCTCAGGAACACAAACCTTTGCATGCTCGGGAGATAAGTGTGAAGTCGTTGATCTATCATCAAGCTAATAATATGAAAATTAAAATTACCAAAACAAATCCTCTAATTAAAACACCAAGATACGCAACCAACGGCTCATCTGCTGTTGACTTGCACTCCGCGGAAAATTTAATAATAAAGGCTGGACAAAGAGGTCTAGTTAAAACCGGACTTAAGATTGAAATGCCTATTGGTTGTGAGGCACAGATTAGATCAAGAAGTGGAGTTGCTATCAACAGTGGTGTTTTTGTAATGAATGCTCCAGGAACAATTGACTCTGATTATCGTGGAGAGATAGGTATCATTCTTCTTAATAGCGGATGTGAAGACTTTGAAATTAAAAGCGGTGATAGGATAGCTCAAATGGTTTTTGCTAAAGTACTATCAGTTGACTTCGAAGAAGTCGCCGAAGAGTCTCTGTCATCAACAGCAAGAGCGGGTGGTGGGTTTGGACACACTGGAATTTAGTGTATTTAAAATTGATGAGTGCTGAAAAATATATTTCAAATAACCGTCATTCTCTATTATCAATTTATTCACAAGTGATGACCGTTGAGGAATTTGAGTCATCAATATTTAATACAAAAATAACTCAGGCAATTAAAAAAGAAGCTTGTAAAAAAAGCATAGTAATACACAAGTACAGGGATGGTGATGTTGAATATCCTATTAACGTTTCCATATTAAAACCAAAAGACAACTTCTTGGTTGAGGAGTTGTATAGTGTAATGTTGTGCGAAGAATTTGTAAAAGATGGGAAACTAATTAGAGACGGCGATTTTTATGAAGCTATAATACCTTGGGACTTTAAAAGCGTTCCCAAGTTTAAGAAATATATAAAAGTCAAGTAATGCCAATCTACGGATTTATATGTGAAAGTTGCTCACACAAATTTGATTTGTTTTTAAAAATGAGCGATGAAAGACCTGATACATGCCCACAATGCAGTGTAAGCGGTAAACTTGGGCGTGATTTCTCTGGGGTTAATGTGGTTATTGATATGAGTCAACCAAAAACTATTGGTGATTTAGCTAATAAAAACACAGAAGATGCTGTTAAAAAAGGTGAACTTCCAAAGTCCGCTTTAGACTGGGATTCTAACAGAAAAAAGAAAAGGGAAAGTCAAAAAAAGATTAAAGCAGTTGCGTCTATGACACAGGCGCAAAAAACTGAGTATATTATGACGGGGAAAATGCCTTAATGAGTATAGAAATAAATAAAATAGACGATGAGTTGGCTTGTTACATTTTTATATGTGATGATACCGGCAAGAGAATGGTCAATGTTTGGGCAAGAACTATTGGTGATGAAATACCAACGCAAACAGTAGAAGCAAAATGGTCTAACGGTGTTTATTGTGGGTCTGGTCGGCATGACATTAAGGGAGTTTTGTCGTGTACGCCAATAGAAAACTCAAGACCCAACACGGAAATATCTGACTTTATTACAGATGAAATACAAGGAGACGTAAAGCTTACCGCTTTCGTTAGTTTAAAATGAGATTTATTAAATCAATAGACGATATTAAGAATGAACCGGTTACTAGTAGTGACTACGTAGACCAATTTGGGAATAGCTGCAGTGAAGATAAGGCTTGTGCGAAAAAACAATCCTCACCGGCTGGAGTTAAACACTTTATAATGCAAAGTATGTCACAGCGAAAATTGTATAATCCAATTATAGATGACTCTTCTAAAAAGCTGTCAGGCAGAACCGACAAAGACTTTAATTTAGTGGAAAGCCAAAAAGACGCATATGAGTTTTACGTAGAATTCTTGCGAACAAAAAACCCGGTTTTTCTTAAAAGAGCAGAGATTGCTATAAAGAGATAACATGAAAAAGAAAGTAAAACAACCAAACGTAAAGAAGATGCTGACAGAGTGTAAGTCTTCGCTAATTAAAATATGTGCGGCTCACAATTTTAGCAACGACTTACTGCAAGAGGCGTTTATAGACTTTAAAAGTAAGATAGAAAACATGTCATCTGTTAATGTTGAAGAAAAGAAAGCTCCAAGAAACCTATCTAACTGTATTGTAAAAACAGGCTCTGATGGCTCAATGACTAATAATTCATACATTCACCAAAAAGGCGTTTCTCAAAAGTCAGACGCTAGAGCTGGAAAATAATAATGAATAACACTATCGACAACAATCTACCTGTTTTTTGGAGTGTTAATTTAGAGTCGGAAAAAACCTGGTTTGATAAGCAAAATGTGGATGGCGCAGAGTGGTTAAAACTACAAGATGTTGTTCATTCTGGTTCTGAGAATATAACGTCTATGGCTCTGTGGATTCATCACAAGCAGCCAACCGATTACATAACTTCTATTAGTGTGGGAGAAGGAAAAGACGGTTATTTCTTTGCAAAAAAAGCATCAATGACATTTGGTGAAAACTCATCTAATGACTTGTATGGTGTTGGATATCTTGACGGTAATAATGTCAAAATCACATGGTATAACAGTCAACTTGAGGCTATGATGTTTGAGGAGAGGACTGTGGAACAAGCAGGTTTCTTTTTAACAATATGCAAGAACAAGAACATGACAGCAACTTCGTTTCCGGACTAAAGATAAAAACATCAGCTTACATCACTGAACTTATTATTCTTAATAAGATCAAGTGGGAAATCTCTAAGGGTATAAAGGTATCTAAACCAATATGCCCTTTTTGGCGTAAAGCGCATCAAACAACTCCAGACCTTCAAAAGCTTGCAGAAACTTTTAAGCTTGAGATTACCTACGTTAAAAATCTTCTTCATGTATTTAGTGCAAAGACGTTGGCTGAATACATAAAAAGGCGAGGTATTATCACAATACGTTTTCTTCCTCTGGAAAAGCAAAAGGCTTTTGTTTTTAACTTATACTCTGAAGAAGTAGAGTGGCAAAAAGAAAAGGTGTTGAAAAGACAAAACAAAATAGATGAGGGGTCTTTGGTCGTTAATGTGGGTGAAAGAAAAACTAGAATAAGAAAAGGTATCATATGAGCAATAAGCCACTAGTAATAGAAGATTTTTTAATTCCCTCAGATCTCTTAAAAGAAGGACAAGGTAGAACGTTCAGAACCACAATCTCTTTGGATATAGCACTATCTGGTGGTATACCAGAGGCTACGAGCGTTTTATTAAGTGGAAAGCCAAAGGTTGGAAAAACAACTCTTGCTCTTCATTACGTTCAACAGTGCCATAGACAGGATCCCAGCAAACAGGCTTTCTTTTTTGATGTTGAAGGCAGATTAAGAACTGAACTTCTTGATTGCTTCCCAGACATTAATAGAGAAAATTTAAATATAATTAGATCAAACAGTACTAAAATTCTTAGCGCTGAAGATTATCTAAACTTGATTTTTCAAACATTGAAAGACAGTGAAAAGTGCATTTGCATATTAGACTCTATTGCTGCTTTATGTCCAGAGGGTGAGCTTTCATCCAACATTGGTGAATCAGTTAGAATGGCAGGAACAGCCACACTGATGTATAAAATTTTTAAGCGAGTTAGTCAGATTCTGCCGGTAACACATAGCACGTTTATCGCATTAACTCACATGATTGCTAATCCAAACCCAGGACCTGGAAAGAAAAGTTATGCGGTGGGTGGCAACGCTCCTCAATATGGAGCGTCTGTGTGGCTGGAGGGAGCATGGAAGCAGGATATTGATGATGCGGCGAATAAAACGATTGGACAAAACGCACACTTTAATGTGATAGCGTCTGCGCTTGGACCTCCAGGGGCGGAAGTAACTGTTCCTATTATTTACGGTAGAGGCGTTGATGAGCGCATGGATCTGTTTAATGTTTGCTGTGAGCTTGGTCTTATCCAAAAGTCAGGGGCTTGGTATTCAATTAGTGGAATTAAAGACAAGCTTCAAGGTCAACTTGCTGTTGTGGATGTTCTAAGAAAGAATGATGAGCTTTACAAATCACTACTTCTACAAGTAGAAACAATGGCAATGCCATGCAAGTAACATCGGTAAATAACCCCTCTAAGAGAATCGTTTGGGATCTTCGTCCGGCTACATGGCCAATGAAAAGTAAGGCGGCTTGTAGGTCAAAAATACAGTATAGTATTGGTCAGATGATATACAGTAAGTATCCATTAGATCCCATTTTAGAAGATGTAACTATTCCAGACACTCGTTTATCACTGGATTTTTATTTGCCACAACGGAAAATAGCCTTTGAGATTCAAGGTGAGCAGCATTCTGAAATGAATCCTTTTTTTCATGACTCAATGCAGGACTTTGAAAAACAATTACAGCGAGATGAGATAAAGGAACTTTTTTGTGAGTTAAATAACATCAGGCTGATAAAGCTACACTCAATTAAGGAAGCAGAGGCTCATTTTGGAAAACACGGAAAATCCTGAAAGTGAAAAGCAAAAAATACAAAAAAAGATGGCGGAGTTTCGTGATAAGTTTAAACTATCATCTGTTATTATTCCACCTGAAATTGATAAACTTCTGTCGCTTTCTCGTGAGTATTTAAAGTCGGCTGCTAGAGACGATCTTTCTATTGACGCGATCCGACTATCACAGTATGGTCTTTACATAAAGACAGAATCTAACAGACTGAGAGCTAACATATCATGGTGTGACGCTAATATAAACTCAATTATAGGTAGAGAGCTTAAAAACACAGAAGGTTACGGATTAGCTGAAAAATCACTTGTTATTAAAAGAAATGATATTCACGCAAAAGAACTTGAATCTGTAAAATCTTTGTGCGAAGTTCAGCTAAAATCAATAGAAGACATTGATAGAAAAATAGAGTTTATGGCTTCGTGTTTGAAAAATTTAGCATTTGAAAAAAGAGGACCAATAAATGAAAGACCTTAAAGGCTTTTTGCAAAAAGCAATCATAATGAACGACATGCAGGCGGTTAGAGAGTTTTATACCACCATTTTTGGTGAGATAGCTCCAGTAGTAGTTACACAATCTGTAGACTCTGATTCTTTACAAAAAATTGATGCAATTAAGAGAATTATCCTTGGTCAGTTAGTAGAAGAAGAATATAATGAGACTGAGTATAACACCGAAAAAAATGAAGATGTGGAATATGAAGAAGAAGATAAACCGACTGTCGGTGTAAAATTTATATCTAGTTCAGAATTTGAGCTTCCCGAGGACTCTAATCCTAAATACGCAGAAGCTGTTAAAAAGCTTGGCGACAGAAAGAAGCAATATAGAGATGAGTATAAGCCCAACTTTAAAAACTGTGAAGTTTGCTCCACTCGCTTTGACTTTAATAAAGAGTATCCCGTCGGTCTTTTGCAATCAGACAACACAATTAAGATTAAATGCAACAAATGCAGAATAAAGTAAAATCATATAATCAAGAAACTTCTGAATT